CGAGATTGTTTATGCATAAAATCACACAAAAATTAGAAAGGTTGGTACGTATGATGGCTAAGTTGTGGGCACAGGAAATTATGTTCGCTGAGACTATGGAGGACGCAAAGGCTCTGTATGAGCGCTGCCCCCGCCTGCTGAAGGAGAAGGTCAAGGCACTGCTCATCAAGAGCGGCTTTGAGGAGATCACGCAGTAAGGAGGACGCTATGGCTGAAATCATGGATGTATCCCGATATCAGGGCACGATCAACTGGGACAAGGCCAAGGCGAGCGGAAAAGTGGACGGCGTGATGATTCGCGCCATGGGCAACAGCGCAGCGGGCAGGCCCAGTGCGCCCTACACTGACCCGCAGTTTTCCCGCAATTACAGCGAGTGCAAGCGGCTGGGCATCCCCTGCGGCGTGTATGGCTATTTCAAGGCAGTCAACCGGGAGCAGGCTGACAAGGAGCTGGCCTACTTCAAGAAGCTGCTCACCGGCCGGAGCTTTGAGCTGCCTGTGGCGGTGGACATCGAGGACGAGGTGCAGAAGCCGCTGGGCAAGGCCGCGCTGACCGACCTGACAGCTTACATGCTGAGCACGGTGGAAAGCTGGGGCGTGTACGCTCTGCTTTACACCGGCTTGTGGTTTGGCAGCACCTTCCTGTACATGGGCGGCGCGGCGCTGAAGCCCTTTGACGTGTGGCTGGCTGCCTACCGCACGAAGAAGCCCGCCCCCGGCTGGCCCTTTGGCATGTGGCAGTACACCAGCACGGCACATATCCCGGGCGTTGTGGATGCCATTCCGGGCAAAGTCACCAACGTGGATATGTCCCACGCATACAAGGACTATGCGGGTATCATCAGCAAGAAGGGCCTGACCCGTCTCCGGGAGGGTAAATGACCGAAAAAGAAGCTTTACTGTGGGTGCTGGGCATCTTGGGCAGCCTGTGCGCTGCGGTCATCACCATCGACAAGGTGCTGGACATCATCCACAAGTACGTCAAAAATGCACAGGCCCCCGACGATGCGCAGAACAAGCGAATGGATACGATCGAAAAAAGACTTGGCGTGCTGGAACAGGGACAGCTTCAGCACGCACAGGCCCTTGCAAGAGACCTGCGCCGCTTTGACGGCCTCGATGAAGAAATGCGTCTCGTACTCGTTGGCGTACAAAATCTTTTGGATTCGCAGCTGTCCGGAAATAACCGCGAAGGTATGCAAAAAAGTAAATCCGATATTAACAACTACCTGCTGAAAGGAGTAACAAATCATGGAAGCAATGTTTAACTTTATCCCCGCACCCATCGCACTGGTACTGATGTTCATCGGCTTTGCTGCGCTGGCCGTTGGTGCCATCCGGCTGGGTTACAAGCAGTACGTCAAGCAGTGGGCGCTGGAGCTCGTGACCATCGCCGAGGACAGCATCATGGGCAGCGGTCAGGGCGCAAAGAAAAAGGCACAGGTCTTTGCCACACTGCGCGGCGCACTGCCGGACTGGCTGAAGCCTTTTATCACCGATGAAGTGCTGGACAGCGTGATCGAAAAGGCTGTCAGCATGATGAAAAAGGCACTGGAAAGCAAGAAGCCTACCATCAACAAGGAGTAATTTATGATCGAGCAAAGCGTATCTCTCGCATCCAATGGCGTCGTCAAAGTGCCGGGCTATGAGCAGCTGGTGCGCTTTGGCTACACCAAGAACCGGGGCGTGTACCGCCTGCACGTCGATGCAACCGGCGTGTGGGAGGGCCTGACCATCCGGGCTTTCTGGCACGTCCCGGACGGCAAAGACCCGGCATCCTCGCTGGTGGTGGACGGCTATGTGGATGTGCCCGCCAGCGTGACCGCACAGCCCGGCAATGGCTGCGTCACCTTTGAGGGCAGCGACGGCAGCAAGACCGTCACCAGCGCAGACCTGCGGTATCGTGTCAGCGCCAACAGCGGCACGGATGACGGCACAGAGCCGGAGCCGGGGACATCGGCGTGGCAGGAGCTGGTGGATGCCGTGCACACCGATGCCACCGCCGCAGAGCAGGCCAAGACCGATGCGCAGACGGCAGCACAGCAGGCTGATACGTCTGCCGGTGCTGCTGCCACAAGCGCTGCCAATGCTGGTCAGAGTGCCCAGCAGGCCGCTGACAGTCTGCGGGAGCTGAGGGACGGCATTGCAAACGGTGACTTCAAAGGCGAGAAAGGCGACAAGGGCGACACTGGCCCCATCGGCCCGGTCGGCCCGCAGGGTGAGCAAGGCCCTCAAGGCCCCACTGGTGCTACCGGAGCCACTGGTCCGCAGGGTGAAACAGGCCCTCGTGGTGAGCAGGGGCCGCAGGGCATTCAGGGCGAGCGCGGCCCGCAGGGTGCACAGGGGCCGCAGGGCGAAAAGGGTGACCCCGGCCCGCAAGGCCCTAAAGGTGAGACTGGACCTGCCGTAGCACTGGACACCACCCTCACCCACGAGGACGAAGCCGCTGACGCAAAAGCCACAGGTGACGCGATCAGCGCAGTAAAGGCCCGGCAGAACATCCTTATCGGCACTGAGACAGGCAACCCTATCGCCGTTGACGACGCTTTCCCTGCACCCCTGTGCGGCCTGACCGTGTACGGTCGGAGCACACAGGACGGCACACCCACGCCGGATGCACCTGTGCCTATTGTGAGCGCTGGTGACGGCGGGAGCGTGGCGGTGAAGGTGACGGGGAAGAATCTGCTAAATCCAGCCCTGTTCCAAAAAAATAAATATCAGAGTTTCAATGCTGAAACTGGTTATTATGGAATTGACAATTCTGATCAGTATTGGATAACAGGTTTACAACCATGCTTACCTAGTACAGCCTACCACTTTAATGCGGCCCCAGAAGGTGGCTGTTTTTATGATGAAAAGAAGAATCCAATCGGACCGATTGGATTTGATTTTTCATTTAAAACGCCAGTGAAATGTGCGTATTACTGTGTCAATTTTTCAACACATTCAGCGGATTATGGCTCTCAGGTCATTGCAACAGTGAGTAAACCAGCAACCTACTCCCCCTACCATGAACAGCTCCTTACGCTTCCCACTCCCAACGGCTTACCAGGCATACCTGTCACCTCTGGCGGCAACTACACTGACCAAAGCGGCCAACAGTGGGTGTGCGACGAGGTGGACTTGGAAAGAGGGGTGAAAGTGCAGAGGGTGAACGCTGTAGACTTGTCAACCTGTGTAATTACAGGTTCCACTAACCTTGCGGCAACAAAACGACTTGCGATTCGGTTGCCACTCAAAGGTAAAGATTATACAGCAAAAGCCCTATGCAATAGATTGCCATATTTCGTTTCGTTTACTAGCGATACCATTCACTTTTATGTAGACACAAACAATGCGCAGGTTTTTATTCCCATTGGCGCTAAAAACCCGGAAGAAGGAGAATACATTTTATTCTACATTCTCGACGATCCCATCGAAACTCCGCTCACCCCTGCTGAAATTGCCGCCTACAAAGCGCTCACAATGTGCGGCCCTGACACGGTGGTGCAGGCTGGTGACGGTGCTGGGGTCAAGCTGGACTACCAGCGGGACGTAAACATCGCCATCAAACGCATTGAGGACGCAGTAGCGTCCATGACAACGACCTAAAGGAGGACACATGGCTATCAAAAGCAAAGCCCGACACGACCTGACCCTGCGCTCCATCAAGCGGGAAATTGCCGCAGGGCGCGACGTGGCATACTGGCTGGACAAGGCGTACACCCATCTGGACAGCGGCCTGCTGACGGAGGACGACATCGCAGAGGTGGAAGCCCTTGCACAGGCGTACTACGATGCGCTGGATGCGAAGGACAAGGCGAACGCTGAGAAAATCACGCAGTAAGGAGACAAAAATGTTTCATTATCACTACATCAAAGTCATTGCTGATTCCGAAAACATGAGTACGAAAGAAATCACTTCTATTCTGCAAAAATATTTTGCAAAACAGAACGATGGTTTTTACCTCGAAATCGACTTGGATAATCATGCCGCTGATTTCGATGGTAGCGGAAAATGGCTCATGCGGTTGGAAGGAAATATTTTGTGGCTAAATGGCGAATACGTTGCGCTCAGCGGTGTGCAGCAAAACAGCCCGGACGATAGCTGTATCGTCAAAATTTCCGCAATTCGTTATCTCATTGTTCACAATAAGGAGTGATAGCATGACAAGCACTACATACCGCCATCTCGGTGACGTCAACAAAATGTACGCCGCACAAGAACAATTTCGTGACCTTACGAAAATGGTCTGCGCACGTTTTCGTGACCTCACGAAAACATACCATCTCGGCAACGTCACCGTAATGGTGCGCAACGCTGGACAGCTGCCGCAGCCTTTCTGGCTCGGCGCTGCCTGTGGCGGCGGCTCGCATAGTCTTTCCGCCAGCGTTGCAAGGGCTTAATGCAGAACAGATAAAAGCTGTGATAAAACGTGCGCCGCTTGGGAGGTATGACCGGAAAATCGCCCGGTTGCGGTACGTTGACCAGCTATGCCAAGTTGATATTGCAGCGCGTGTGCCGTATTGTCGGACATCAATCGGCAATAGGCTGAAAATTATTGATAAAATTCTGGATGTGTGATATACTATGTATGCGAGGCCGTACTGGTGTACACCCAGTGACGGCATAGTGTACAGGAAGCCAGCGGAAGAACGTTTACCCGCTGGCTTTTCTTTTTGCACGGATTGTGGTATAATATTTACAGACAATTCGCCTAATGAATTGCTGGTGTGGTCTGGCCTAAAGATTTCTGTCAGCACAAGCGCACAGCTTACGAGATTTAGTCTCCTGCACGCCTACTCACAGCGCGTACTATGCGGGAGACGCCTTTAGACTTGAAAGGCTACGGCCTTTGTAGAGAGCGGCATTGCCTGTGGGCGGTTCCGCTCTTGATTTTACAAAAAAAATCCCCTGCTTTGCCGAAGCCCTGCGTGTCACGCGGGGTACTTTGTAGGCAAAGTGGGGGATTTTTTTTGTTTTACAGCAACTTATAGTGCTCGGCCAACAGGAATCTGACATACGCCGGGCACGCACGCTTTTCACCGCACCAGTCCTGCACAGTGCGCCGCGGGACGCCCGCCTGCTTTGCAAAAGCGGTCTGCGACAAGCCGGAAGCGTCAACGATTTCTTTCATGGTCATGTGCGCAACATCCCAGATCTGGGCAAGGCGCCGTTTTTCAGCGTCCAGATCTATGCACCCGGCGGCATCTTCCGGGATGCTGAGGGTGACGTTATTTAAGAACACCTCTTTTACCGCCTTTGGATCGTTTGCCATTGAAAAAAGTTCAGCTGTGTACATAATCGGCCTCCTATGGATTTTTGATATGTGTTGTTGTATAGTATAGATACCTCCGTGTGAGGTGTCTTTCACTAAAGTCCCCTAGTCGGTGTTCGCGCGCCGTCTGGGGGACTTTTTTGTTTACTGCATGCTTTCCAAGAAAGCTTCGTATTGCGGATAAATTTCCTCCATGATGATCTGGCGCTCGATCTGCTCGATCTCCGGGTCGCCATTGTACAGGGCATCCGCCTGCTGCTGCGTCAGCTGCATTTCCGCGGTCAGCATATAATCGGATGCACTCAGATCTTCAGTCTTGACATCCCCATCGTGCACGTTGATGTGGGCGTAGATGTCAAGCACGACGGCTTGCTCATCGTCCGGGATCTCTTCTTCGGACCATTCTCGATCGTACTTCCGCAGGGACTGGGTGCGAAGCTCATCGACCTCAAGCTCGGTACCGGTGGCCATAACCTTGGTTGCGAACTCGTCAGCAGTGAGTTTTTTCATAATTGTTACCTCCATTGTGTGGTGTCTTTCACTGTCTTTATTATACACGCATTGCGTGTAATTGTCAAGACTTTTTTGAAAATTTTATACGCGTTGCGTGCAAATGCTTGAGCGCTCATACGGCCCTGTGCTGTGTGGGCGCTTTTCTTTTTTTGTCCTTCGTTTGACGTTCGTTTAACGCACAGATTTTTCAGAAAAGGTACTATGGGTGCAAAGGGAGGGGGTGCCATGTGGCACAGGTTTAACCCAAACCCGCGCGGGAGCAGCGTCGGGGACTGCGTAGTGCGGGCGGTAGCTGCGGCCACCGGTCAGAGCTGGGAGCAGGCGTATATTGCGCTGGCGCTCACCGGCTACGCCCTCGGCGATATGCCCAGTGCCAACCGCACATGGGGCGCGTACCTCCAAAAACAGGGTTACAAGCGCCGCATGGTGGAAGCAGACTGCACAACCTGTTACACCGTGGCAGATTTTGCCCGGGAGTACCCGCGCGGCGTGTATGTGTTGGGCTGCTCCGGCCACGTCCTGACCGTGATCGACGGTGCGTGGTGGGACAGCTGGGACAGCGGCGCAGAATGCCCGATTTACTACTGGTATAAGGAGGAGTAAACGATGCCTTACAATCCGTATGCGTATCAGATGCCGACATACTACGGCCAGCCAATGCCGGACAACCTCGCTCAACTCAGGCAGGGAGTGGGCTATCAGTCTCCCATGATGCAGCAGCCGACAGCACAGACAGCACAGGCTACGCCCTCCATCATCTGGGTGCAGGGAGAAGAGGGCGCAAAAGCCTATATGGTCGCCGCAGGCAACAGCGTACTGCTGATGGACAGCGAAAACAGCGCTTTTTACATCAAGAGCACCGACACCAGCGGGATGCCGCTGCCTCTCCGCGTCTTTGACTACAAGGAACGCACCACGGCGACAAAAATGCCCCCTCAGACGGCGCAGCAGCCCGGCGGGGAGTTTGTCACCCGAGCAGAGTTTGACGCTCTGGCAGCCCGCTGTGCGGCGCTCGAGAAGCAAGAGCCTGCAAAACCTGAAACGGAGGTCAAATAAGTATGGCAAACCCTCTTTTTAACGCACTGGGCGGCGGTATGCCCGCCATGCCAAACCCTATGGGTCAGTTCGGGCAGATGATGCAGCAGTTCCAGCAGTTCCGTGCAAACTTTCAAGGCGACCCGAAAGCAGAGGTGCAAAAGCTGCTGCAATCCGGCAAAATGTCACAAAACCAGCTGAACCAGCTGCAGGCGATGGCGCAGCAGTTTCAGCAGTTCCTCCATTAAGCCGTAACCGTGGCCACGGTTCAAGCATAAAAATCATTCAAAACACACGAAAGGAGTACAAAAATGTCTCTTTCTTCCGATTCTGCGGTTCTGACCATGCCTGTTCAGCCCGCAAACACCAACGGCGGCAACGGCTTTGGCTTTGGCAATGATGGCGCATGGTGGATCATCATCCTGTTCCTGTTCGCCTTCTGCGGCGGCTGGGGCGGCAACTGGGGCGGCAATGGCAACACCGGTGCCGGTGTCGTTGACGGCTACGTCCTGACCTCCGATTTTGCCAACATCGAGCGCAAGATGGATGGTATCAACAACGGCATGTGTGATGGCTTCTACCAGCAGGCTCAGCTTGTCAACGGCGTGCAGCAGACCGTGAACAACGGCTTTATGTCCGCAGAGATCAGCCGCGCAAACCAGCAGGCGGCGTTCATGCAGCAGCTGTTTGCCATGCAGATGCAGCAGCAGGAGTGCTGCTGCGAGAACCGCTCTGCCATTCAGGGCGTCAACTACAATTTGGCCACCCAGTCCTGCGAGACCCGGAACACGGTGCAGAACACCACCCGGGACATCATCGACAACCAGAACCAGAACGCCCGCGCCATCCTTGACGCCCTGACCGCACAGCGCATCGAGGCAAAGGACGCAAAGATCGCTGAGCAGGGTCAGCAGCTGTTCGCAGCACAGCTTGCGGCATCTCAGGCAGCCCAGAACGAAACACTCAAGGCCTACATGAGCGGTCAGCTGGCCTACTACAACCCCCGCCCTGTGCCCGCATTCCAGGTACCCGCACCCTACCAGTACGGTAACTGCGGCACCGGTTGCGGCTGCAACGGTTGCGCATAACCGAATCACGGCAACTTTTTCCAAAATGGGAAATGTTCAGCCCCTGAGCTGATTTTGCAAACCAGAGCGCCGGGGCAAAAGTCCCGGCGTTTTTCTATGAAAGGAGCATTTGAATGACCGTAGCAGAGCTGAAACAGCAGTTTGTAGATTATCTGTACAGCATGGATAAGAACAAAATGAGCATGATGGAATTGAACAACTATGTTTTCATTTTGAAAACCCTGCTTGATACGGAAAAAGCAGATCCATCCAATTCTTGGATGGATATCTTAAAAACCGTTTATGCAGTAAATGCGCCTGTTTGTGCAGAAAAGGAGGTTTTGGATAATGGCTGAATTTAGCAATTCTAACACCGTCAGCGTGGCAGCGGGTGAAAACCTTCCCCTGACCGAGACCGCAGTGAAAGCGCCTGCGTGCATTGTGCACCGTGAGGGCAGCGGCCTTGTGACCTTGCGCGGCCTGACCAGCGGGCAGTGCAGGGCCTGCTTCAAGGTAAGCTTTGGCGGCAATATCGCCATTTCAACCGGCGGCACTGTGGGACCTGTTTCCGTGGCGCTGGCTGTCGGCGGTGAGTCGCTGACCAGTGCGACTGCCATTGTTACCCCGGCGGCAGTCGAAAATTACTTCAATGTTTTCGTGGCTGCGTTCATCGAGGTGCCGCGTGGCTGCTGCGTGACCGTGGCGGTTAAAAACACCAGTACGCAGGCAGTCAGCATTGCAAACAGCAATCTGATCGTTGAGCGGGTAGCATAAGAAAGGAGATAAAGTCATGCTGGATAAACTGAATCACCTGAAGGATGAGATGTGCGAAGAGCTCATGGAGCTGACGGACAAAAAGAACCGCTCCCCGGGCGATGTTGAGATGATCGGC